GAGAAAAAGACAGGGGGGGTAGGCACTCTACCTAAAAAATTGGCCTGATTACGGCTACCCTTACTGCTATTGCAACTGGTACAGCAAGCGACTGCGTTCTCATAATTGACCACTAGATCAGGTGCTTTGCTTATTGGAATGATGTGATCGACTGTAGTTGCCGGTGCTGAGCAATAGAAGCATGACCATTGGTCACGCGCTAGCACCTTTAACCTGAATGCTTTGTAGTCTCGGCTTAATCTCGGATCTCCTCGTTTAGCCATTACTGCCAACCCTTAGTCTTTAGATGATGTAGTGCAGCGCAATAGTCTGGGATCTCATGGTCTAGACCATATCGCTTTGATACATAGTACCAATAGATATAGAACTGATAGTCATATGGCTTACCTTGCATAGACTTACTACGCATCTGATAGTAGCCATAGTGTGATCCATTAACTGCATCTATGTTGAATCTTGATTCTCTATAGATGATCTCGTTATGACATTGGTATTGCTTATCTGTTAATTGCTTATTGGCAAGTACTTTTATTGGCAGGTATTGAGCCTCTGATCTATCGGCGCTAGCCATAGATAGAAGTATCCCAATAACGATTGCTACCGAGCGAACTAGCCGCAAGCGGTTCGCTCTGAGCCCCTCAAGGGCTCTAGCCGTAGAGTGTACCGTGTCAGTCAAATACATTAAGATAAGTCCTGCTCAGACGGCGTGTCAACATCGAGTAATTGTTGTAACGCATAATAAGCCTGTTGAGGTACAACTCCATTACCAAGGATTTTGTACTTCTGTTGATCTGGAATATCCATGTCGGACACCCAGCCTTTTTCCAACCCCATCATGTATTCGATGAACTCTATATTGACTAAACCTTGATCCAGCGTTGCCGGCGGATCTTGCAAGCACAGGTCAGCGCATGTAATAGATCCGCGCCCCAATTCCTGTGTTTGCCAGTCGTGCGACCAGCCAGAGTGTTTGGGGTAGGCAACAATAAAGAGTCTTGCCCTTTGGTGAGGGGCTCCGACATCGCTAGCGCGTATAAGTTTCCATTTAGTGTCATACCCCAATTCGGTAAGGTCTCCAAGAACTCTGTCGAACCCAAGACTGAGATGCCCTCGGACATTCTCCAACACGATGAACTTGGGTCGTAGTATGCGTATTGCTTTTGTAATATGCGGCCAGATATGTCGGTCATCATTAGTTCCTTTCCTAGATCCTGCTTGGCTGAAGGGCTGGCATGGATAACCAGCCGTTAAGATGTCTATTGGTTCAACGCTTGACCAGTCAATCTTGCTTATGTCTCCATAGTTAACATAGCCAAAGCGTTCCTCTATAAGTTGTGATGCGTATTGGTCATACTCTGCGCACCAGACTGTCTCAGCGTTAAAGTAAGCCTCAACAGCCATGTCTAAGCCACCGTAGCCGGTGCAAAGTGATCCCACCTTCATCGGTTGTCCGTACTGTAGAAGCCTGAGCCTTTAAAGGCTATCCCGAAACTGCTGTAAATCTTTTTCATAGGCTCATGACATAAGCCGCATTCGACTAGATGATCCTCGTTAATTTTGAACTCCTTTTCGTAGCGCAAGTTAGCCTCACATGACTCGTTAGTGCATTCGAACTCATAGATAGGCATTACTGATCCTCACATGACTTGCAATAGCCAGCGACAGTCCATTCACCGCAGCCGGTACATCTGATTATGTCTGCATCTTTAATTACATCTTTGCGTTTGTCATACCCTGCTGCTAGGAGTAACTCCACCAGATCGCCAAGACGAAGCATTGCTACATATTCCTCAGCGTTCTCGCCTTGCCCATTAAGTCTAAAAGTGGCGAACCCCACTAGGCCACTTTCTTTAGTGCGACTTTCGATCTGGCGGAGTGTTCCCTTTACATCGAGTCCTGTGCGCGCCTTAACCTCGCAGTCGAACGGAACATTGAGAATGTCACGCCCAGAACCTCGACCAACCACAGCGCCTTCCCACCAGCGCCGTAGATACTCTGCAACCACGCGCTCGGTGCGAAAGCCCCGATGCTTACGGCTTTGACTCATTGACCGCGTGGCACTTCTTGCATGACCATGTAATTGCAGTACCGGCGATCCAGAACGCTAGTTCCTCGCGTGGTACAGGCTCATTACATAAATGACAGATGATCCTAACCTGCAAAGCGTTTAGTAGTTCTTGATGTTTAGCCTTTTCTGCCAATTCATCATCGGTTGGGAAGTTCTCCCATTCACCGTCTTGGTTCATGAACTGTAGGCCGCTCATTGTCCTTCACGCACCTTCCAAGTACCGTCAGGCGCTAAGTTGTACCAAAGTACATCTTTGCATGCAAAGCAACTGAAGTTCGCCCAAGGCTTGTTCGTCTTATTGCTTACGCCTGTTTTCCATGTCATAGGCTTATGATCATGACAGTTGCGACATAGTGGAATGTCTTTGTCGATCTTAACTCCGCCTAATACTTCTTTGACTAGATCCACAGCAGCCTCAGCAGTTGGCGCTGGTGCTACGGCTTTAATAGTCCAAGGATCGTCCTCTGCTGGCATTGTGATCTTATCTGCTAACTTTTCAGCGAACGGCTTAGGTTCTGCTGCTTTAACTTTTGACATCTCCTCGCGGCTAGCGCGTTTGCCTTTCGTAGCGTAGCCTGCGTTAGCAAGTGCCCGACCGATCGCACTTGTTTCGCAGTTCTCAAGCGCGCTCGTAGAGTTAACTCCTCTAGTCGAGACGGTTTCCTCTGCAAAGCCAGTTGTCCAAGCCTGTGCATCCACCTCAGTTCTATAAATAGCAGCCTTAACAATAAATCGCTGAAGCGTTGACTCAACCAAAGAAGTATCAATTCGACCATCTGGGTGTTCCTTCCAGAACTTAACTAGGCGTTCCTCAACTGTCTCGTAATCCTCAAGATTAAACATATAGATCGTTCCCTTCAGTACTTAGTTGTCCTGCAATAGCGAGGTAACTGCAAGCATCGATCCATGTGTCGATCTGCTGGCTGTCCTCGATTGATCGCCCGACTTTGATGAGCGCGAGAATGACTGCAACTTGGTAATCTTCAACCGGCATCTCCAAGTAGGCTGAGATGAGCCTTGCTGCTCTCGACATATTGTCAGATGGATGACCGTAATGGAGTCCGCGTTCCTGATATAGATCCGTTGCGCTTTGTAAGATTTCACCATGCTTCATGATCTCACCTTATCGCGCTGTTCATAGTGCTTGCGCAGTGCGCGTCGGCCTTCAACATAGCCGGAATTGACGCCCATCGTATAAAAGACCATGATGCTGGCGAACCAGCCGAGAAGTAATAATCCGATCTCAAATAGTGTCATTATGCAGCCACTTCGTAACGATTTATTATGTGAGAAAAGGGAACTAGTTCAGTTGTAGCACCCCAAACGGCAGGATTAGGAACTGGAATAGGTTGCAAAGTTTTAGTATCTAAATACTGGATTTCTGCCTTATATGTACCAAGTTTTAGTACTTTGACTGGTCTAGTCATTGTTTTGTAATATTTCATATAATAAATTGAATTGACACGAATGTGCATTTTTTTCATTTTATACCCTTCATTTCCACCAGCCCTTCTGGTTTCCATGAGTACAACAATACGCTCGATCTATGACTTGTCTAGCATATTTAGATAACGGTTTGGTAACAATTCTCCGTCATCCATCGCATCGTCAATAGTGCGCTTTATGTCGTTATCTAGATCGTCCATACCTACGACCATGCACCTGGAATGTGCCATCCTTTTCCGCGTAGATTAGGTCAACCTGGACATTCTTGCCGTTCTCGGTAACGATGGCAAAGGCTTGCTGCCAGTTAGGCGTGAACGCGTATTTAGCGTGTTTTAGAAGCATTGCGTGTCCGACTTCGACACCGTGTAGAACTCGTCTTAAAACCCCGTTGGATGCCTCAGAATGGGCACTTCTACCTGCTCTGTGCGTGTGACCCATGATTACATTCTGACCCATGCGCTTAGCCTGGTTTAGTGCGCTCATGCCCGCGTTAGGGTTTAGCGCCCCTAGATCCCCATGAATAGCAACCCAGCCCTTGGCAATAGGGTATGGATCCTTCCAATACTTGATTCCCATCTCATCTAGCTTGAGGAACTTCTCAAACTTCAGCTCTGGCAATGCCAAGAACGCTGGGATCTTTTTCATGATTACATTGTAAAGACGATCCGTATGATTTGATCTAATGACTACGGCTTCCTTGGCATACTCGGTTAATGACCAGAGAACATCGACTGTGCGATCACGATCAGCAGCTAGTGTTTGCTCGTACCATCCTGGGGTTCCCTCATGCCATCGGCTGATCTGTGGGAGGTCGATCTCATCTCCGATAGTAACGACAGTATCGGGGCGAAACGCTTTAATAAATAAAGACATGTTCCTAACAAAGACTGGATCCTCGTAAGGGCACTGAAGATCGGGCACCACCACTGTGCGCTTCATATTTAATCCTCATCATCGTCATCGTCATAGGGGATGCGGTCGGGTAATGCGGGCAGCCAATTAGGCGTAGGCAGGATCGTTGCTGGATAGGTAGCGGGTTCTAAAAGAATGGCAAGCGATAACTCAACTGAGAATCCGCTTCTTCTGAGCGACTTGTAAAACTCATTCAGCCCGATGCAATACTGATCGAGCATGGAGTAAGCCTCTAGGTCGATAGCCTTCTTGCGAGCCATGGTTTTATTATCGCTCTAGGAGTATGTTATAGATCTCATCGACACGCGCGTTTAGTCGTTTAATCTCCGACAGCAAGTGCGTGATTACATAACCAGCCAAGCCACCCACTATCGCAAGCGTGGCAATATAAAGATTTAGGAGGTCGGTCTGGCTCATTTGTCTCGGTCGATCTCATCAACCGCTGCCTCTATTGCATCAACGATTACATCTTTGACAGCCTTCTTGGCTCGGTAAGACTTTATAGCTGCACGAATGGCTGGAATTGCCATCAAGCCTAGTCCTGCGATAATTGCTGCTTCCATTATTTTCCTCCTAGTAACGGGATATTAAAGAACGAGCCATCCGAATCACCCTTGCTGCTGAAAGATATATGGCAATGATGAGTGTGCTTATTGATCCCCGTGTAAGTTCTCCAGCGCCATGCGCTCTTGGCGCTTGCGATCTTGCCATCAAAGATAATGTAACTGATGCGTTTATCAGACTTTGCCAGTGTACGAAGTTGATCTGCCACATCGGGCATGAGGTCGGGCTTTGGTTTTCCCGATAGATCGCGGTCAATGTCGATGGCACGAACCCAGCCCTCGCCATCTGGATTATGGTCAGACTTACGAGCTGAGTGGCGACTATCGCCGATCCAGCCGTCCGAGGTACGGTCACGATCGCCGAAGCAGTCATCGAACTGTTCACGGAGTTGTTGACCAGCCTTGCATAACTTGGGTTTCATCCCAGTAGTAGCGCCAATTCATCTGCTGTTAACCCTAAACGGTCTGCGATAGCAGCCTTAGCCTCAGCCTTTTCCGCTGCTGCTTGCTCCTCGTCTGCCTTCGCTTTTGCGTAAGCGATCGCATCTGCTTCGCGCTGCTTGATTTCCTCGGCTGTAAGTTCTACCTCAGAGACTTCGCCTGTCTCGCAGTTTACGATGATCTTTGTGTCTGCCATTTTGTCTCCTATGATTTGAGTATGCCGTAGAGTGAAGCGGTTGTGTACTGAGCAAAAAGATTAGCGCTTGGCTCTAACTTTAAAGAAGTAATTGCAGAAGTTAGATTTACCAAAGTTGCAAGCATAGTAGCGTAAGCAGTAGTTCCATTGTTTTCGGTCACATTGTCGGTTGAAATAGACTTTTGAGTTGTGCCAAAAGCATTAGGAATATAGATTTCAAAAGAACTGAAGGTTGATGCGGTGTCTGTGCTCATTGTTTCATTGCCTACATAGCCAAAAGCGCTACCGTTGCTGGAAGAAGCCGCTGCGCCTGAACCCTGTAAGAAGCGATAAGTTCCAGTCGAAGAATTGCCATTAAAGGATATCTTAACTGCTCCGTCTGTGCTGCTATTTCTTGCGCTTAGTTTTACGACTAGGTCGGTATATGTACTAGGGATAGAAGTAAACTCAATGTTAGCCGCGCCACCAGCGCCAACGGTTACGGTGCTTCCAATTTGGATATAAGTTGCCATTATGCCGCCTTAATTCCGTATAGGGTAAAGGTTGAGCCAGCCGCATAATTTGCTCCGTTGGTTGAAGTGTAAAGAATTGTGCTAATAGCCTCTGGAGTTTTGCGCCACAGACCAACCGTTGCGCCAGTTTCACCGTCTGCAGAGTTTATTTGATTATTGCGGCTTAAAACGGTTTTGTAGGTTGTGGTGTTTGCATAGTTGAAAATATGGCTTATGAATGTAGCGAAGTTAGTGGACTCAACTCCTGCAACATAATCGCCTGTGTAAAGGTAAGTAGCGTTAGAACCGCGTGATGAAGAAGCGGTTGAACCGTTG